ATAATTCTCATAAATACGCTTCCGATTGGCGATATAGGGTTCGCGCAAAATAAAGACGTAATCAATGTTAGTTCTGAGCGTCGGCGGTATGCCTAATGGATATTGCATTGTGATGAGTAACATCACCTTCCAGTGCCGCCCGTTCATAAAAAGTAATCGCATCATTTTATCCCGCGCCCACGTGTTGTCATAGAGGCAATCGTCTAAAATGACGAACGTGCGTGGATCAATAGTGCTTTTATTGAATTGTTCAATTTCTTTCTTGACTTGCCGCAAAACGCCGCGTTGGCGCTTCAATATGTTCTCGATGATGGCCGTATTGTATTCATTATGGATAAAGAGTTTTGGTACCAATTTGCCGTAGAATCCGTTACCTTCTTCCGTGCCAGCGATGACGGTGCCGATAGGAATATCTTGATGATAGTATAACACATCGCGAACCAAAAACGACTTACCGGTGTCACGACGTCCGATTAAAACGACGACTGGACCTTTAGACTCATTCGGTTTAAAACTGATGCTTTTCATGTCAAATTTTTTTAGCTCTAAATTCATTAATATACTTTAGAAATAAATTTTATATAAAATAACGTATGAATTAGTTTTCAGTCCTTTATATAAAATTAAAAAAATATGCGGCATATAAAAAGAAAATAGTTACAACTATAGGAATAAATATTTGTATGACAATTACTCTAAACATAATTATACTAACATAATTAACCAACCCTTTTTAATATATTTAGCATATCTAATAAATAAGATTTATAACAAATAAGTTAAATATAACTTTAATTAATATTTTTATTAGCTAATGGCTATTGAAGTTAATTATAATAAACGGAAAAACACACAGATTTTTTCAAAATTTATGAGCAATAGTAATCTGAACTTGGATACAGTTCAAAATTATATACCAATATACGATCGTTTTTTTTCATTAAATGCGAACAATTTTAATTCAATTAATTTTAATAATAAATTGTTTATTAGCGATATAAAGGACAATAAACACAATAAAAATATCGACGAGACGCATATATTTAATTGTAAATTACAGCATATGGTGGATGAAACCTATAATATAAATACAAAAGTATTTATCAAAATGGCACCGCTTCTGGATCCTTTCAAATATCTTGTTGGTAAATATAACTATACCGATCCTAATTTGTTTACTTTACCGACATATGATAAATCAAATAATTGCCACACAAAAATTAATAACCCAAATAATTCAGCGTATATTGATGGACTTTTTTCATATTTAAGCAGTCAAATATTACATCAGCATAATTTTATACATGGTTTAGACTTTTATGGATCGTTTTTAGCCATTAAGAACGATTATAATATAAATATTATAGATGATATTGATTATTTAATACAATCAGAGTTTTTTAATAAACAGCAGAGTATTTTGTTTCATGTAGAGGATTATTCACATTTAATTTCTAATACATTTGATAATAAAATAAAACCCATTAATATATCTTCTAGTTTAAAATCTAATTTTTCTATTAAATCAATCAATGATGATATATTTGAAAATATATTTGAAAAAAAGGGCGAAATAATACCATTAACCCTTGACGACATTAAAAATTCCAAATTAGATTTGGTTGATATTACAAACAGCCCTAGTAATTCGTTTAATGATGTACCAACCCATACAGAAACATTAAAATCGGGGTCATCGTGTTCTTCGAGAACATCACATACAAATGAGGATGATATTAGTGATACGGAAAGCGATAGCAACGAATCAGAATCAGAATCAAATTCTGACGTAGAATCAGTTTCCTCATCAGAACCAAATAATATTTCGGAAACTATAGAGGATAACAGCATAGATGAAGAAACACTGCTACTAACATTCCCAAAATTTCCTATTCAATTAATATGTATGGAAAAATGTGATAATACATTTGACGATTTAATTTTAAATAATAATATAAACCAAGACGAATGGTTTTCTGCGCTAACGCAGATAATAATGATATTAATAACATATCAAAAAATGTTTTCATTTACACACAACGATCTTCATTCTAATAATATAATGTATGTTGAAACTAACAAAAAATATCTCTATTATATATATAAAAAAAATACATATAAGGTCCCTACTTTTGGTAAATTATATAAAATCATAGATTTTGGCAGAGCGATTTATAAATATAGAGGTAAAATCTTTTGTAGTGATAGTTTCCAATTGGGTGGCGACGCATCCACTCAATATAATACCGAACCGTATTTTAACGATAAAAAACCGAGATTAGAGCCTAATTTTAGTTTTGATTTGTGTCGATTGGCGTGTTCGATATTTGATTATTTAGTAGAGGATATTGATGATATTAAGAATATCAGCACATGTTCGCCAATAGTAAGACTAATAGTAGATTGGTGTCTCGATGATAATGGCATAAATGTATTATATAAAAATAATGGTGCTGAAAGATATCCAGATTTTAAATTATATAAAATGATTGCTAGGCATGTTCATAAACATACGCCACAAAATCAGTTAGAAAGGGAAGAATTTAAAAAATATAAAATTAATAGCAAAACCATACCAAAAAATGAAATTGTTATTAATATAGATGAATACCCTAGTTACATTTAATAATATAATTATTTTAATATATATGTATATATAATAAATGACAAATTTTGGATTTATTATATCTAGACATGTCAATTCTAAATCTACTAATCGGTATTGGAACCAGTGCGTAAAATTAATAAGAGCGACCTACCCATATAAACAAATTGTAATAATTGATGATAATAGTAACCAACATTTTGTTAGAGCTGATTTTGCTTATAAAAATTTACAAGTTATTCAATCTGAATACCCCGGACGAGGAGAATTATTACCATATATATATTATTTAAGGCATAAATGGTTTCCCAGTGCCGTAATTATTCATGATAGTTTATTTATTCACAAAAAAATTAGATTTGAAAAATTTAGACACCCAGTATTACCATTATGGCATCATAAATATGATAAAGAAAATATAGGGAATATTATACGCATCGCATCGGCTTTAAATAATAATTCCATATTATTAAATAAATTGGCGGGAAGTAGTGTTGAACTGTTAGCTTTAAATAGAGAGCAAAATTTTAATTTATGTTTTGGAGCTCAATCATTCATTAAATTGAATTTTTTGGAATTATTACAAAATAAGTACAATATTACTAATTTAGTAAATGTTATTAATAATCGAACAGATCGTTGTGCGTTAGAACGTGTTTTGGGGTTATTATTTTGCGAAGAGTATCCCATATTAACTACAATTAACTCGTTGTTTGGGGATATAATGACAAAACATCGCGCGTTTAGTTATAAATACGATGATTATTTATTCGATTTTAAAAAAAAGAGGGTAATATATCCTTTTGTAAAGGTCTGGTCTGGACGCTAATAAAACAATCTTAACTCTTAAACCTTAAAAGGGAGGATTATCAGTAAATGCTACTGGAGAAGTAGGAGCCCCCGATTCATGAATGACGGGCTTAAGTTGGTCGACAATATAATATCCTAAAATCACGCTTATATACACAACTAGAGTATCGCGTATTAGTAATTTAAGAGGTTTAGGTTCATTGTCGACATATCGCATTTCCAAAAATTTGGCAATAAAAAAGATTATTGAAATTAGAGCCGCTACTAAAAATATATTATCCATATTATAAAATATTTTTACAATTATAAAAATATAACGAATCCGCAAAGTACAACTAACAATCAAACAATCAAACAAATGATCATAAATTAAGTTAATATTTCAATATCGTCTAATAATAAATCGGGGTCCAATTTAACATTTGGCGGATTAATAACATGAATGTCTAAATTATCCAACGAAATATCCTCATTGGAAATTTTAATTGATTCGCTATCGTCGTTGTCTGCGGCTTCCTCCATTTTCCGCTGCATATTCCTCAAGTTGCTTATTTCTTCTAATCGCTCTATGGTTTTGGGAGCACTTATTTCCTCTTTTTTGCCGTTGTCGCTCATCACTGTATCTACATCGTTAAACACCAAACTAACATTGGGGGTTTTGTCGCCTCCAACAATATTTACATTTGGAACCAGTTCTTGTTTTATACCCTCTTTAATTTCTTGTACCTCAGTTTTAGCGGGTTGAGCAATAATTTGTTCTTTAACCTCTTCAACTATATCTTCTTCGGTAGTTTCGTCCATATAAGCGCGTAAAATGTTTTCAACGGGGATACTGTCTCTAACAGCATTTAAAATGCATTCTTGGATTATGAGCTCAAGCTCACGATTATGTTTTTGTGTCTGAAGCGGTAGCATATTTACCTCAAATAAGTAGACGTTTTTGTAGACCTTTCTCGCCACATTAATGTAGACTTTATGAATAAAATCGTCTAGTTTTGGAATATTGATGTCGATTTTTTTCTGTTTTTGGCCGACACGCATAGCTGTTAGTAGCTTTAGTTGAATAATATGGATACAAGTGACCAATTCTTCTAAATAAGAACAACCACTTCGTTCTATAATTCTTTTTCGTTCAGTTTCAATAATAATGGGATTCCATTTGGGAATACGTGTAATAAAGTTTTGAAATGTCATTAAATATTTGTCGGTTTCATTGTTGTTTTTACATAAAATATATGATTCGTCAAATATAGATTTAAACCCCTCAATAATAAGTGGGGTTAGAATAGTTAACAAACGAGCACCCCATTCATTCTTTGATTCGTGTAACGAACTAACATTAAAATCGTCCATATTGTATTATTTTAATGTTATTATTTTTGGTATTTGAACTAATAAAACTAAATATATGATAATTCTTCCAAACATGTTTTTTTATCTAAAAACACAAAATTTAAAATAAATAATAATAATAATTTTTCATTTCTAAACTCCTTTTTTACTTTACTAAAGGCTATTAATATTTCGTATCGTTTTTCTTCGGTTAAATCGAAATGACCGTCTTCTAACAATTTTACTATATCCAAAGCACTATATGCCTTTTCATATAATTTTAGTATAAACTCAATTGTGTTAGTTTCGGTTTTATTTATTTTTACGTATTTTTGAAGTTCTTTTTTTAGAAGTTGGCATCGTTTATTTTTGAATTCTGATATGTTACATACATTATCTATATTATGACGATATAAATTGATTAGTTTACCATTATGAAATGGTTCGGATATATATATTTCGCAAAATCTCGACAAAATCGGCTTTAATAACTTATATTTGTCCTCTACTATTATAAAAAAACGCGTATTATGGCTGAAAAGCTCTATACATCGCCGCAAAGCCGACTGCGCGTCCATTGTTAGTTTGTCGCCATTTAACAAGACAACACTTTTAAATACATCGCCTCCATTTGAAATAATATGTGTTTTGGCGAAGAATTTGAGTTCCTCCCGAATAAATTTAATGCCTCGCCCATGAGCGCAATTAACATTCATTACAAAATTTTTAATTTGTTCCTTGTCGTCATTATAAATAGTATGTATAAATTCATTCACTATGGTGCTTTTTCCAGAGCCACTAGGCCCATAAAATATTATATTTGGTATCTTTTTCTTTTCGTGAAAGTATTTTAATTTATCTCTTATTTGATTGTGTATTTCTATTGACATTATGATATTTTAATATTATCAAAGTGTTTTTAAATTGAAATATTAACGCAAAGGGAGGGGGAACCAAGGTTCCCCCTTACCCCCTCCAAGGGGAACCTTGGTTCCCCTATAACCCCTCCTTTTGATGGGAAATGTATTTATTTACACCTTTTCTCATTTAAAACGCCCATTTAAATAAACGGAATAAACAAATTTATTTTATTATTTAATAAACCTTCATAATGAGTTTGAATATTTGTATAATTCTCTGTAATCCATCTTCTAAATTTATTTATAGTTATTTTTTTATCTTCTCTAACTAAATCAAATACAACTTTATAAATATCATTTATTTCTAGCATTTCATATTCTAAATCATTAAAACCTTTCCAGTTACAGAATGGAGAGTAATATAAATAATATG